AGAGCGCTCCTGCCCACTCGGGAAAATCCTGCTTAAGCTGATCCCACTTCTCTGGGTTTTTAGCGGCGCTGGCGATGGCCGTCTGCGATGGCGCGTCTTGTACTGCTACTTGACGGGCCTGCTGGGCTTCTCGCTGCATCGCTGCCACGCGACCTTCGGTAGTCTTAACGTGGTGCAGCAATTGAGCATTTGCTTGGGCTAACTCATCGATCTGAGCCAATTTGGCTCGAAGCGTTGGTGATAGTCCAGCGTATGGGTCTTCCTCTTGTTCCGGTTCTAACTGGAGTTCAGCCTGCGGCGTTTCCGGCGCAGTGGCTATAGGGTCAACCGCGAGTGAGTCATCACCGGCAGCTAACTTTGAAGCCTCTTCGTTCCATAAGTTTTGTGCTTCTTCCGAAGTCAATTGGTTTTCTTCCACTTTTGCTCTCCAAACAAAAACCGCCTCTCAGCGGTTTACTTACAAGGCCAAGCGGGAATTTACTCCGGCTCGACCGCCACACCTCGAGTTGCCTCATTAGGCAAGTCGAGAAATCTTTTCAGTGCTCTGATCTCACCTCTCAACGCTGCCGTCTCTGTGTCGGAGAGCCCGACGGCATCGTTTTTCTTGCGCGCAAGATCAAGCTGGGCTTCTGCCCATTTGCGTAATCTGTGCCAAGTATCGGAGGAGTAATCAGTCATTTACGAAAAAGCCAGCGAGTAGCTGGCTTGGTAAATTTTGAGCGCACTTCGCCCGAACAAATTGTAGATCAAAGCGTATGGTTTGTGCAACACTTTTTTAAATACCTGATCCGACCCGTAATTTGAGGTCCTGCTCAGCGGAGAACAGCTCTTTGCGGCTGCGTTCTTTGATCGCCGTATCAGCCAGCTTAGCCTTGATGGTCTCAAGGCTGATGTTCTGGTTGTTGGACATCTTGAGCATCTCAATCTCGCGGGACATCTGCAGCTCGGCCATGCGCATCTCTGCTTCCTGCTGGAAGATGGCTTGGCGCAACTGCAGTTCTGCGGCACCGCCTTCGTTCTGCGCTTGGACTCTGGCCATGTCAGCCTCGGCCCTGATCTGCGCAGCTTGGATGCGTGGGTCTGGCGCTTGCTGCTGGCCTTGGCCTGCCTGCTCTTTGATTCTCTCCAGCTCATCCTCAGACTTGAATATTTCTGCTGGGTCAATGTGCTGGGCTTGCAGCGCTTTCTCGAACAGCTTCTGTGCGTCTATGTACACGCCAAACACTGGGTTGGTGGCCGCAGCCAACAAGTTCAAGAAGGCTTGGTTCTGCACGTCACGAACCAGCAAGGCTGATGATCCACGGGCGTCAATGTTGAAATCGCCCTTAATCTCTTCGTCTTCGTTGTACAACATGTTGAAGTCGTAATAACGGCGAATGTGGGGGCGGGTGATCATGTCGTCATACTGTTTGACCAAACGGCGCAGGACCACATTGGCACTGTTCATCAGCATCTGCATGCCACCGACAGTGTCTGGCGCTGCACCTTGCTCGCCCTGCATGATGGCAGGCACGCCGGTCTCTTGGTCTGCCAGCTCCATTGCCATCTTGATGATGTTGGCCAACTCGGCTTGGTGCGAATCAAACTCAAACGTTGCAAAGGCTTTGCTCACGTCGTCCACGTCGTCCGTGGCGTACCAGATCTTGCGGGCTGATAGCTGCCACTGTTTGTCGGCTGGTTGAATCGTGTTGGGCTTGACGACAATCTGAGGACCGCTGGACACACCAGCGTTGTCCATCATCTGGCGCCACGCCGCGTTCAAGACCTTCTGCTGCGCGCGCATGAGGTAGGGGATACCATAGCCCCAGACGCTGTCGGCTACCTTCTCCCAAACGAAGAAGTCGTAGGGCAGGTCTCCGCCTTCCAGCGGGTTAGGGAATGCCTTAACGACCGTGTCGTTGATCATGACCACACAGCCGCTGACGCTGCGCAGCACATCCTTCTCGCCCATCTTGACGCCGGCTGATTCAAGGTCGTCGTGGTCAACTTCGCCCCAATAGGTCCACATCTCAAACGTGGAGCGAGTTACATCGCGCTGGTCGTCGTCTCGCATCTCTTGGAACACGGCTGCACGCCTAGGCCCCTCTTCAAGCACCTTGCGCAACTGGTCCTTCATGAAGCCGGGCTGTTTGGCTAGATCACGGACCTGACGGCCGGTAATCTGTTCGCGCTCATAGATGCCTTTGCCATGATGGATCGACTCGCCGCAAGCTGGGTCAGGCCATACGTTACGCGGGTCAACGCGGAACGAGGCTGGGCTGGCCTCCTTGACAATCTCCAACTGGTGCACTGTCTCGCCGTTAACGTCAGTCAGTGGCTGCCAAGCCTTGCGAGTGCGGTTAGTGACAATCGGGCCCTTGATCACGCCAGTGCCCAGCACTGCTGAGTCATGGATCAGTTTGCGCACTTCGCCGTTGTAGTCACACTCAACAAGCTGGTCCTCAATTGTGGTCTGCATGGCCTTGGCTTTTTCCCGTGCGGTCTGCATGGCAGCGCGGGCAATATCCTTCATGCGCAAAGGCTCACCGGTCTCCGGGTTTTTGAGCTGCTCGCCTGTGTATTTGTCACCGGCCATGCGGGTATCGCGCCCCATCTCAGCGACGTCTGGCTTAGGCGTTGGTTGAATGCCCCAGTTGCGATCGTCCGTAGGAAGCAAGATGTCCGCTATGCGGGCCTCGGCTGAGTTGGTCTTCTGGCGTGTCAAGCCGATGAACACTGTTGAACGGTGGGGCTTAGCGTTCTGTGTGGTCACAGGGTAGCCTTGCTCAACCGACGTCATCATTTGGCTGGCTGCCTTGTTGACGTTGTCTTTGGCGTTGTATTGATCCTCGTCTTCCAACCAGCGTTTGTCAACGCCGTAGCTGTAGCGCGAACGAATCCATTCGTCGCGTTGCTGACCAAGGCCGTGCCCAAAAGCCTGCAAGCGTTCTGCCTGCTTGGCTTGAAGGTCTTCTTCGGTCTCGATCTCGACGTCAATTTGTTGTGGTTGGATGTGCATGTTTTAATAACTCGTTTTTTGGTAAACCGCACGGCACACTAATACCGCGTCAATGGCCGTCCCCGTCCCGCCACTAGTTACTGGCCGAACATAAACCGGCATCTCTACAGGGCAGTGGATGCCCGCCGTTGTATAAGAAAAAGCAACATTTGAACCGCCGGTCTGCGTTAGCGTGGCCCAACTAGTCCCGTCGTTTGAACCTTGCAACACAATCGTAGCCCCGCCAAACGTGCCGCTATGTTGGAACGTTAGATTGGCTGCGCTTGGAACTTGAAACGCGGTGCCTGTGTCAGCGTTAGCCATGGCGGCCCACGTAACAATAATCGAACCCGCGCTGGTATTGCGATCGGCAGTAGATGTAATGGTGGCCATAAAAGTTTCCTCTGTTAAGGTTAATCAATATCCAGTTGTCTCGTCAAAGACGCTGAAGGATAAGACTGGCGCCATGCGCCCCGGTCTCAATCTTGTCTCAGCTTCTTCTTGCGTCTTGGCAAAGCGGCGCATCATCATGCCGTACCTCGTTGCACTCATCAAGTCGTCGCTGATTTTAACGACCATACCGTCCTTGCGGTGGTACAGCCTGAATTCTTCAAACCAGTCCTCTAAATGCGAGAACACGCGCAGGCGCATTGTCTGCATGCGTGTCAGCATCTCGGACAAGCCGGCTTCGACACCGTTGCTGCCGTCCTCGAAGGTGGCTCGATTGACAAGCATGTTCAGGCCTTGGTCTTTGTACTGCTTGGCCAACTGCTCACCGCTGCCGCCCTTGTCGCGCTGCAAGCCGTCATGCGGCCAAGCCAGAGGAACCCATTCGCCCCTTGCTCGCACAGCCATAGCGTGGCCAGCAATGCCGGGCTCGCTACGTCTGTAGCAGTCAGTCACATAAATCGTATCGCTGTCGCGGTCCCAAGCCAACCACGCCACGGCTGTTGGGTGGTCAACCCCGAAGTCAATAGCGGCAATGCGCGCCCAGTGCGGCGGGATCGGGAAGGCCCTGATTTTAATCGCTTCCTCGACCACGGGAAACACGCGACCTGATCCTAAGATCGGTATGCCTTTGGCCCGTGCTTCGCGCTCATGCTCAGGGTAGCTGGCAATGATCGCCTCGGCTTGCTCGGGCGTGTAGTGCTCGGCATCGCTGATCGTCATGTTGATGACCGTCGACGAGACTGGTTTCTCCAACAAGAAACGCTTGACCACTTGGGACATGCCAAGCAACGGCGTAAACGTCACGAAGACCTGACCGGCCGTTGCCTGCGTACGTGTCAAGCCCTCAGAATAAATTGACAGCGGTGGCTCTTCGTCAAACCAGACTAGGTCCACTGTGTCGGCCTGCCACTTGGTGCGGCCTTGGTCGTAGCTGTTGAACTGGATCACGCTGTCTTCGCCACATTCGTGTCGGACCACAATGCTTGACACCGCATCGGGCACGCCCTGCTTCATGCTGGTGTCGCGCACACAGTCAAACGGAATGGCGCCTGTGCCCCACTCTTCCCGCATCTCTGGGGGCCCGAGCAGCAAGCGCTGAATACCCTTGCGAGTCAACTCGGCCGATTCAGATCCAACCATGCACCGAATAGCGTAGTTGTACCGCTTGCCCATCCACCATGATGGGTAGCGGCCTGTCGTGTGCATCGCGACCTCGAAAGCCCCGGCCCACGTCTTGCCAAGCTGGTTGCCTGCCATGAACAAACGTTCACGAAAGTCAAAGCCGGCATTGTGGAACTCGATCTGTTTTTTGTACGGCACATAGGTTATCAAGCGATTACGCTTGGCCCTGATGTCCTTCAAGCGCAGCAGCTCGTACAGCTCGCGCTTCTCGTCGTCATCCAGCAGCGCTGTGTCTATGCGGTCAAGCTGAATCATCTCGCAGCCTTTGCAAGTAGCATGTTTAACCGGTTGTCCAGCTGCTCACTGGTCAGGTCCAGCGTGCCGGACATCTTGACCTCAATGCTTTTCAGCTTTGGTTGCGTGTACTGCAGAAACTCATTAAGCGTCCGCATGCGCGTGTCAACGTCAAGCAACTGGACCATGATGGTTTTGCCGTCGTTGTCAAGCACTGGATACCCGCCGCGAATCATTGGGATCGTGGCCTTCAAAGCTTTGGCAATCTCAACAGCCGGATCGAGCCCCTCATCGACGCACGCTTCGACCCCGGCCTTAAGATTGATCCGCATGTCGCGGCCCTTCTTCTGGCTGGTAATCTGCTTTGCATGTGTACGGCCAGTCTTGGCTGCTGTCGGAAATGCCAGATCGTCCATGGTCGCCAGCTTAGGTGGCGCCCCGGCTAAATCGGCATTACGACTTGGATTTCTTCTGCTTGCCATCGTTCATTGCCTTTCGTACTAGGCCCTCATTGCGCGCGCTGATCGCCTTGGCCTTGCTCTTGGCGTCAGCTTTGCTGCTGGCACCCCAAGCCTTGAGACTGAGCAACAAACGCGTTGGCTCACCGTTCTTACGTTCAGGGCCGGGCATGTTGCCCATGCGGGCCAAAAAGGAAGCACGACGAGGATTGTCGCCAGCTTTCACCGGCGCTTTGAGGTTCATACCCTCGGCCTTTGCGCTGGCGCGGCCTTTGGCATTCAAGCCACCAGACGGTGACTTGCCTTCCTTGCGTTGCCAAGCGGGGCTCTTCACTTCATGGCCCTTTTGATCAGGCCGGTCTTAGCCGTCTTGGCGGACTCTTTAAAGTCCGCTTTCGTCGGGGCGCCCTTGTCGCCGGGTTGGCGCATGCTTTCACCTGAGCCAGAGGCTATGCGTGCCCTCTTGGCTTGGATGTTGGCGTACAAACCGGGCTTGGCCATCAGACCATACCGCTGATTAAACCGTTGTTAAATCCAACGGGTGTCTTGGCCATGCCGCCGGTTTGAGCGGACTGCGTAGTGTTGGTGCCGGGCATTGGTACAGACACTTTGCCGGGGATCTCGCCAGCGCCTTGAGTCTGGTTGCCGCCGCCGCCAATGGCTGCGCCATTCTTGAGAGTGCCGCCTGCTGCGCGCATTGTGTTACGTGATGCTGGGTTACCGTAAGTTTGGTCCATGATTTTTCCTTGGGGTTAGGCCATAAGGCCCGGTTGGGGTTTGCGGCTGGCCGCCTCTTCATTCCACATCTGGCCGTATTCCTCGGGGCCTTCCATGGTTTGCTCTTCAGGGCTCTCGCCGGCTTCTTTAGCCAGCATAGCCAACATATTGTCCACGTATTCACGACACTCAGCGATGGTCTCGCACATGTAAGGCTCGCCGCCGTCGCTAGTTGAGACCATGATCGTGCCGTCATCCGCCATTTCGATAGTAATTGTCTTGGCCAT